CTTTACGTTGTCATCCGGAGTGGGGACGCTCCTTGGCGTTAGCGCTTCTTATATGATAATATCTAGGATCATGTCCACTCTGTCTCTGACGACTCAGGGTCTTATTGCCGGAACGCCGCCTGACGGGTGGCACCGTGCTGAACAGACTAACGCCCCTGTTATGCCAGCAGATCCTCCTAGCACTTGGTCCTTTGAACATATGCAGGAGCAGGTCGCTTTGCAGGTTGTGCAAGTGATCGGCTCTGGCTTCGAAGGCAGTGATATGTATGGAGTGATATACAGGAACGGGTGGGTACTGTTTCCCACTCATGCCTTTGGTAAACCAGGCGTGATAGACATTAAGTACAGAGCTGCCACTTTTAGGGTCAGGAGAGAACACACTCACCTGTACCACAATGCTGAACTGTCTCTGACTTATGTTGCGGGGCTAACTGGATGCAATGGAATCCACAAGTATGTCCAACTGTCCGCCTGTGGCTCACGTTCGCTGTCTGACGGGGTTCTTATAGGGCCCCGAATGATACGGGTTGGACGGGCTGACAGTTCTAAGCAGTGGAATTTTCCCGCGTGGCAGTACGCCAATCTTACTGAATCAGGGGACTGTGGGCATCTTTTAGGTGCTCTGGGACCTGGTGGATATCCCCGCATCTTTGGTGTCCACATCTTCGCTCAACCTGGACAGTGGTCCAAGGCAGTGGAAATTTGCCGAGACCTCATTGATGGAGTTATTCTACAGAATTCACCCGACAGAGTTTTAGCGGAAGGTTGCTTTGCCGGTAATCTTACTCAGTCAGCACCTCTGGAGCCTTTTCCCCCAAAATCAGAGATTTGGGTCGCTCATACTTTCTGGCAGAACAAAGCCATTTGTTGGGGAATGCGAGCGGTCGCAGGTCGGACGGTTAAAACAGGTTTCCGCAAGACCAGTTTCCATGAGGAAGTGAGAGCATTTGCTGAGGAGAAGCAGATATTTCACGACTACGCACCTCCGCAGTTCAAAGGTGGAATGGTTGATGGAGTTTATACCTCTCCGTACACACATGCGCTTAAAGAGAGCAATACTTCCGATACCACCTACCTGGACTGCGTAGATTATCTCGTAGACCGATTAGCAGGCCACTGGGGTGGTTTCCTCACGGAGGATGAAGCTCTGCGTGGCGTGCCCGGTGAATTCAACTCAATCAATCTCCGCTCATCGATGGGACCACCACATGGAGGCCCCAAAACACGTCACATTACGCCTGATCGTGCCTACATATCCCCCGAGCTTAGAAGCACTCTGGATGAGATTGAATCTATCCTTGCAGAGGGTAAGGTACCTAGGATCATGGCAGAGGCTGTCCTCAAGGACGAGATCCTCAAGGTTGGTAAGCCCGCTCGCGTGTTTTGCATGGTTGCAGCCGCATTTAACATTGCGTGCAAGAGGAGGTTTGCTATCCTCAAGCGTGCCATGCGAAGTAGCTTCGGAACGTCTGAATGCTGTGTCGGCATAGACATGGGCAGTCGATGTTGTGAGGATATAGTGCGCATTCTTCAATCGAGGAAATACATCTATTCAATGGATTGTTCCCGTATGGATAAGATGTGGACTCCTCAATGTTGGGATGCTGTCGCGGAAGTAATTCGTCGTATCACAGCAATTTCGGCAGGAGAAAGAGCGGGTTTTGAGGCATGGGCTCTTGTTATGGCGATGAAGGAGGCTATCATTTCGGTCAAAGGAGACCTGTTTACAGCTTTCTGGAATATTTCCGGAAATGATATCACTGTTGAGCTGAATAGCATCCTACTGTCGCTCATGCTTGAGAAAACCAGGCGCCACTACGGCATAGAATTTCTTACTTTAACCTACGGGGACGATAACATCAACGTGAGTGAAGACCCTCTGCCCGCGGATTTCTTCCAAACTTTTACGCGTATCACGGGTTTTCAGGTCACTGACGCCAATAAAAACGCAACCCCACAGGCTGAGGCTCTTACTGAGGTTTCGTTTCTGAAGCGAACGTTCCGGTACGACGAGGAGTACGAGTGCTGGTGCGCTCCTTTGAGTGAGTCCAGTATTGTTAAGATGCTTCTCTTCAGAGGGCGTTCGCCTCTGTCCCCTACTGACCATGAGGACCAGTTGGTGGACGCCGCTAATCGCTACGCCGTTCTCCTCGGGCGCCGTCGTTACGAAGAGTGGAGAGCTCTCTTGTCTACTTTGACAGCCAGGCCTCTGCTTCATTATGATGACGCCATGAAGGATTATAGCGAAGGTACTTTCTCTGATTGGTGTGCCAGAGAAATTGTTCATGACGGAACTCCGTCTTTCACCCCCCCCCCTGTGGAGTATCAGGGAAAAACTAATTTCATGGAGTCTTCTTCAAATAATGCCCTGACCAATGAGTCAGTTCCTCTACAAGAGGCCCAAGATAACACCCCTTCCGTCCAGTCGGAAGCCCATGTCGTTGGAGACAGCACCAAGGTTGTCACCCCAGCAGATACGCTGGTGAGCGCCAGCCCTTCTACGTTCCGCACCTACCAGGAACCCCCTGTCTATGATCTTGGACAATTCCCAGAGCGTTGGACTAGATGGGCACGGATAGACGTTTCCTCTACGGACATTCCTGGAGCATCAATGTTTCCAGGGAACATCACCAACTCTCTTCTTGGCAACACAGCTCTGGGGTTTAAGTTGCGAAACTTCACCTATTGGCGTGGGGACATAGAAGTTATGGGAGTGTGGGATGTTCCTGGTAACGCCTCGGGCGCTTATGTCGTTGCTGTTTGGCCAACCGTGAATGGCGCAGGTGGAACAGGAGCTCATATGGCTAACTGCATGTCGTACGAGAGAAGCGTATTGTTACCTGTGTCAAGCAGTGTGGACTTCGTGATTGACTGTCCCTTCTTCTCTGATAGAGACGCAGAGACTAGGCCGGCAGATTGCATGTGGCTATTAGATGTTTTCTGCCTCTCTCCTATTACTACAGCTCAAGCCTCAGGAGTCAGCCAAGGCTCGCTCACCTTGTACGCTCGGTTCAAGTCTGGCTACCGTCTCATGACTCCCTCGTGGGAGGGAAAGTCTTCTGCCAAGAAGATCATAAGGCGAGGGCGCGAGTTGCAGCAGTCCAAGACTATTTCTCGTACTGCAAATACCATTGCTGACATTTCAGAAAAG